TGGACGGCTTCGGCCGCGCAGCGGGTGGCGGCGGGCGACGTGTTCACGGTCGCGGGCCTGACGGCGGTCAATCCGGTGACGCGGCAGTCGACGGGCCAGCTCATGCAGTTCGTCGTGCTGGGTAATCAGTCGTCAGACGTGGCGGGCAACCTTACGCTGAACATTTCGCCGGCGATCATCACGGCGGGTCCGTTCCAGAACGTGGTGGCAGCGCCGACCAACGGCAACGCGCTCACGTTCGTGGGTACGGCGTCGACGCAGTACGCGCGGAACATCGCGTGGCACAAGTCGGCGTTCACGCTGGGCTGCGTCGACCTGGTCGACGTGTCGGAGCTCGGCGCGTGGGGTGCGCGGCGTCAGTGGAAGGGCATTTCCCTGCGCGTCGTGCGTCAGTACGCGATTTCCACGGACACGGTGCCGGCGCGCGTCGACGTGCTGTACGGCTGGGCATCGCCGTACCCCGAGCTCGCCGTCCAGCAGATCGCGGCGTAAGCGTTCCTCCGTGAGTGACCTTCGGGGCGGGCTTCGCGCTCGCCCCATTTTTCCCGGCAGCGGGGAAAGGGAATGACCATGGCAGTGGCAAAGGTGAAGCACGTGTACGTGGGGCCCAAGGACCCCGAGACGGGCGAGATGATGGAGGAGCCGGTGTATGTGCACCAGGAGCTCCCGCGCATGATGTATCACCCGGATTACGAGGGATGGCCGCGTGTGGGCAAGGTGTTCCACACGGAAGAGGAGGTTGCCGACGCGCTCGCCGCGGGCTGGGTGAAGTCGCCAGCCGACGCGGGCGTCATCACGGAACCGTCGAAGGAGCAGCTCGAGGAGCAGAAGCTCGCCGAGATCAAGGCCAAGGCGGCGGCCGAGAAGGCGGCGGCGAAGAAGGGCAAGGAGTAACGCGTGGCGGTGACCGGGCGCGATCTGGTCTCGGCGGCGCTCTCGCGCGCGGGCGTGCTCGTCCAAGGCGAGGCGCTCACTGCCGACGACCTCACGGTCGCGCTCGCGTCGCTCAACCAGATGCTCGACGAGTGGTCACTCGAGCGGCTGATGATCTACGGGACGTACGTCGACACGCTGGTGATGACGCCGAACGTCGCGGCGTACTCGTCGTCGCAGCTTGCGAGCGGGCAGCGGCCGGCGGCTAAGCCGCTGGCGATCAACGTGCGATACCCGGGCGTGGCGGCGCAGACGATCGACTGGCCGGTCGAGATCATCGGCGAGAAGGTGTACCAGGACCTGACGTTGAAGGCCACGCCGGGCATCCCGTCGCGCTGCTGGGTCAACCTGACCGAGCCGCACATGGCTTTCACGTTCTGGCCGGTGCCGTATGCAGCCTTCACGGCCCGGTTCTCGGTGTGGGGGTATCTCGGAGGCGGCGTGATCACGCTGGACACGTCGCTGACGCTCCCGCCGGGGTATCAGGCGCTCATCGTCGACAACCTCGCCGTGCGCGTGTGCACCGACTTCGGGAAGGAGATCAACCCGAGGATCGAGGCGAGCGCGCTGCGGCTGGTGGCGAAGGTGAAGCGTTCCAACACGGAGCCGCGGGAGATGAAGACGGAACTCCCGGGGCAACGACAAACGCGGTACGACATCAACGGGGATCACTGACATGCCAGCAGGCGTTGCGAACTACATGAGTGCGGGGACGGATCGGCTCACGTTGAACGGGTTGGAATTGGCGCCCGGCCTCGTGTGGGCGGTGGAGGTACGGGAGGAGGTCACGGCGGGCGGGATCGTGCTGCCGGACGTGGACGACGCGCAGAAGGTGCGCATCGCGTGCTGCTTCGCGATCGGCCCGGGCGAGGCCGACGAGCGCGGCAACGAGAAACGCCGATTCGTGAAGGCGGGCGACTTCTTCCTGTTCGGCAAGTACCAGAGCGGCGGCGAGCCGATCAAGATCAACGGCGTGACGGTGCTGCAATTCCGGCAGGGCGACATCGTCGCGAAGTTGCTGACGCCGACCGGCGCGATGCGCGCGGCGGCGGACAAGGCGCGCGGGCCGCTGTTCGGCGAACAGGGCCCGACGCTCGCCGCGGTGGCATGACGAAGTCGATCGTGCCCCTGTGGGGCACGGGCACGCTCGGCAAGTCGCGCAACGTTACGTCGCAGCGGCGCATCAACCTGTACGCGGAGAACTTGGGCGACGCCGACAAGACGCCGCGCGCGTTCTATCCGCGGCCGGGGCTGCTCAAGGGGTTCAACGACGCGAACGCCGGCAGCGCGTTCCCGGGCGGTCCGTTTCGCGGGCTCGCCGTGTTCCCTGCGCCTACGGTGGCGACGAACGAGTACGTCTACGGCGCGCAGGCTGATCGCTCGCTGTTGGCGACGTACTCGGGCCGGTTCCTGACGACGGACGGATTCTTCCAGACGACCAGCGGGCCGGTGCAGTTCGCGAACAATGGCACCGCGACGCTCGCGGTCGATGGCGCGACAGGCTACATCATGAGCGTCGGATCGATGGCGGTCGCGGGCGTCGCGAATTTCCCGCCCGGCGCGCGCTCCTGTTGCTTCATCGCCGGCCGCTTCGTGGTCGACGATCCGTCGTCGTCGGGCAAGTTCCGCTGGTCGGGGGTGTACGACATCACCGACTGGAACCCGTTGAACTTCGCGACCGCGGAGTCGAACAGCGACCCGCTGGTGCAGGTGTTCGAGCGCGGCGGCGAACTACTGCTGTTCGGCAACCGCACGCTGGAATTCTGGGCGCCGACCGGCGACAGCAACGTGTTTCTGCGCACCGGGGGTGCTGGGATCGACTGGGGCCTCGCCATCTTCGACACGGTGCGCAAGGCGAACGACAGCGTGTTCTTCATCGGGCGCAACCTCGGCGGCCAGCCGCAAGTGTGCCGCCTCGACGGCTATCAGGTGCGCGTGGTTTCCACACCGGACGTCGAGTACCGCATGAACGCGGCGATCAGCGCCGGCGCGAACGTGACGACGTCGGTGGTCACGCACAGCGGCCACACGTGGTTCATCGTCAACCTCGCCGACACGTCGATGGTGTACGACGTGCAGCAGGACGAATGGGCCGAGTGGCAGACGAACGACCCGGTTACCGGCCAGCCGGGGCGCTGGGCGGGGCAATACTCGTCGCAGTACCGGAACACGGCGATCGTCACCGACTATCGGGACGGCCGCGTGTACTACCTCGACGCGGACCGCTACACCGACGACACGACGCCGATCACGCGCGAGCTGTATTCGCGCCATGCGTTCGCGAACTTGGAACGGCTCACCAACTGGATGCTGCAACTCGACATCGAGACCGGCGTCGGGCTGTACCAGGGGCAGGGCAATGATCCGCAGGTGATGCTGCGCATCAGCAAGGACGGCGGCCACACGTGGGGCAACGAGCGGTGGCGGCCGATCGGCAAGCAGGGCAACTACCGCGCGCGTGTGTCGTGGAAGCGCAACGGGATCGCGGACGACTGGCTGTTCCACTTCAAGGTGGCGGACCCGGTGAAGACGGTGTTCATGAACGCCGCGGTGGACTTCGGGCGCTAGGTGGCGATCCAACTCGGCAACCTCCCGTCGACCGCATCCGCGCTGGTGGATGGACAGGGGCGCGCGACGCCGGTGCTGCAGCAGTTCTTTGCGGCGATCAAGCGCGGGTTCGCGGCGGTGCCGGCGGGAAGCACCGTGCAAGGAGACATCTGGCAGAACTCGATGGTGCGCGTCGCCGAGTTCATCAACGGCGCGGGGGCGGCCCTCGGGCTCGCGGTCCCGGTCGCGACGACGACGCCTGCGCCGACGTCGGCCAGCTACTACGCGAGCCTGGTGCGCGGCCGGTTCACGACGGCGGCGGGCGCCGGTACGCAAGCCGGCTACAACGGCACCGGCGGCGCGCCGTGGTTGTGGCTGGGCAACGGCGCCGGCCTGGGCGGCTTCCGCGCCGAGTTCCGGTTCGGGATCGACACGACGGTGGCGACGACGCGGCTCGCGCTCGGGCTGGCGACTGGTGCGCTGACGTTGAACGCGAACGATCCCAGCGCGACACTGAACTGCATCCTCATCGGAGCGGACGCAGCGGACACGACGTTGCAAGTGATGAGCAACAACGGCGCGGGCGTGGCGACGAAGGTCAACCTCGGCGCGTCGTTCCCGATCGCGAACAACGCGGTGTACCGCGCGGTGTTCACGGCAACGGCGAACGCATCGAGCGTGGCCTACACGGTCACGCGCGAGGACTCGACCGCCGTGGCAACCGGAACGATCAGCACCGACCTCCCGAGCAGCACGACGTTCATGGCGCCTGTCGCCTACGTCGGCAACGGCGCGACCGCTGCGGCGGCGTCCATGGGTTTGATTCGCATCCTCACGCAAGAACCTCCACCGGCATAGGAGCACGCACATGGCAGGCTTTTCCTTTGGCGAACTCGCGCGCAGCGGCCTCACGGCGCGCCCCCGCATGGGTCGCGCGTCGCCGTACGGCGGTGTCGGCACCGACATGTACGCGAACGGCTACGGCGCGATGGCGCCCGCCGCGCCCAAAGCCGCTGGATGGGGCGGCAACCCGAGCGGCGCGACGCCGCCGATCGCGAATCAGCCGACGTACGGCGCGCAGCAGAGCGCCGGCTACGGCAGCAACGCCAATGGCACCTACGGCGTGAACTACGCCAGCGGAACACCCACCACAGGAGGCAGCATGACCAAGCCCGGCACCGGCGACCTTTCGGCCCTGTACGCGAAGAGCGGCTTCACGCCCAACGCCGCGCAGCAGGCGTTCCTCGACCAGCAGAAGGCCGACGCGGACCGGAACGCGGCGATCAAGAACACGATGCAGCAGGCGTTCGGCGGCCAGAACAACGACGCGGCCGGCATCAACGCGGGCGATCAGTGGGCCGCCGGCTGGGCCGGCAGTTCGTCGGACTACGCGGCACTCAAGGACGCGTTCGATCGCTACGTCGCAGGCGGCGGCGACAGGTTCATGCCGAATGATCCGCAGGCGATGCAGTACCTCGCGCTTAATCGCTACTTCGAGAATCAGCGGCGCGCGGGCGGCTTCGTGCCGCAGTGGTGGTACGACGCGACGGCGGCATTCGGCCAGCCGTTGCGCACGCCCGGCCCGGCAGCGCAACCGATCGGCGCGCCGGGTCCGCGCGGCAATACGAACTACTAGGCCGTGCCGGCGCCGCTCGCCAAGCTTCTGTCGGCGGTCACATCGGGCAACAACGTCCTGTCGCCCGAGCTGGTCGACCACTTCGGCGGGCGCGAGGAAATCCTCGCCGCGCTGCGCTCGTTCGATCCGAACGCGATGCTGACGGAGACGGAGACGAGCGGCGGCGAGGGCGGCTTGGGGCCGATGGGCCTGCGCCTCGACTTCGATGTCACCAAGGCACCGAAGTCGAAGATGGGCACGCTCGGCTACGACCTGCGCGCGAGCAACTTCGGCGACCTCAAAAACCCGCACGCGGTGGTCGACGACGAGAACTACGGCAGCGTCACCAACAGCGCGAACGTCAAGAAGCCGAACGACCCGCTGTGGGTGAAGCTGGCGCCCCTGCTGGTGAGCATCGCCGCGCCGTACGCGGGTGGCGCGCTCGCGGGCATGGGTATCGGCGGCACCGCGGGGCTCACCGCCGCGGCGACCGGCAGCGGCCTCGGCGGGGCGTCGAGCATCCCCGGCTGGCTCGCCTCGCAGGTAGCGAAGGCTCCGTCATACGCGCGCGGGCTTGCCAACGGTGGCGACCCCTTGTCGATGCTGCTCAATGCCGCGCTGGGGCAGGGAGCGGGGGCGCTGTCTGGCGCGCTGGGCCTCGATCCGAACGTACTCAAGACGGGGCTGACCTTGGGGCAACTCGCGCGCAAGCGATGACCTACGCGGTCCCGCGCAGGTCGACGGCGACGACCGCGCTGCAATCCCCGGCGGCGCACGCGCGGGGCCGCACCCTCAACGAAAGGAAGCGCAATGCCTTGGGATGACGGTATCGACTGGGGGATCGACGATCCGCTGTACACGGACGATCCCTACGCCAACTGGGGCGGCGGCGCGGGGGGCGACGGCAGCGAAGCGTTCGACCCCAACAACCCGTACGCGAACTGGGGCGGTGGCCCCGGAGGTGACGGCACCGATGGTAGCGCCGATGCGGGCGGCGGCTTCGGAAGCTTCCTCGCCGGCCTCGCCAGCGGCGGATCGAGCATTCTGAGTTCGCTGGGCAGGGCGCTTGGCCTCACGAACGGCAGTGGCGCGCTCGACTTGGGCGGCCTGCTCTCGCTCGCGGCGCTCTTCGGCGGCGGCATCAACAGCATGAACGCCACCAACAAGGCGTCCGACCAGATGAAGGAAGCGGCGGACAAGGCCAACCAGCAGGCCAAGGACACGATCGCGCCGGCGCAGGCCAACTACCAGCCGTACATCACGGCCGGGCAGGACGCGATCGGGAAGATGGCGGCGTTCGACACGTCGCCCATCGGTGCGAAGTTCGTGGCCGCGGGGCCGCAGTCGAACCTCGCGTCGCAGTTCAACAGCGGGCGCGGGCTCTCGCTCGGCCAGCTCGCGCGAAAGGCGTGACATGCAGCTGACGGCACGGCAAGTCGAACTGCTCAATAGCACGAACCCGGCGGACAACCCGGAACTGCTCGCGTCCCTCGGCGGCGACGAGCAGCTGCTGCACAAGCTCGTCAACATGTTCGGCCCGGGCGGCTCGCTGTACAACGCGACCAACTACGGCAAGACGTCGTCGTCGCTCGGCGCGAGGCCGGACCAAATGTTCTGGAAGGCATACCAGGACGCCGGGATCATGGATGCGAGCGGCAACATGCTCAAGCATCAGGACAACAACGGCAACTGGGTTGATGGCGCGCCTGGCGGCACGTTCTCGGCGATGGAGGTCGACCCCGGCCAGTCGTGGTCCGGCGTCAATGCGCAAGGCGGCTTCACTGGCGGCACCGGCACCGGCATCACGACGCCGGGCGTGACGGTGAATGCCAATGGCACCTATGGCCCCGTCACCGCGCAGTCGCTGATGGCGGCGATGGGCGGCGGCACGAGCGCGGCGTCGGGCGTGGCCGGCGGCGGCACTCAATCCGCGCCGGGTAGCGGCATCGCGGCTCCCGGCATTGGCATCGCGGCTCCAGGCAGCGTTGCATCCACCAGCAAGGCGGGGGAGGGCGGCTCGTCCGGGGCTACGACGGGCAGCGGCACGTCGGGCGGTGTGCTCCCAACCGCAGCCGTGTCCGGCAACCCGATGGACTACTTCGACGACGCCGGCTACAGGTTCCGGCTGAAAGAGGGTCAGGACGCGATCAACAACACGGCCGCCGCGCGGGGGAACGCGCTGTCGGGCCCGGCCGCGAAGGCGGGCATGCAATACGCATCCGACCTCGCGTCGCAGGAGTACGGCAACGCATTCAATCGCATGACCAACGCTCGGGACTACACGGAGGGCGTGCGCCGGTATGACACGACGTTCGGCGAGAATCGCCGGCAATTCGATGCGGGCCTCGGCGAGAATCAGCGGCAATTCGATGCGGGCCTCGGCGAGAATCAGCGGCAATTCGATGAAGGTACGCGCCGCTGGGGCCTCAACTTCGATCAGAACGTCGCCACTTCCGACCGCGACTTCAACGAGGGCGTGCGCCGGTACGACCTGACCACGAACCTTGGGCAGGCGAACAACGACCGCGCATTCTCGTACGGCACGCTCAAAGACTTGGCGACGCTGGGATTGGGCGGCGCGAACAGCAGCAGTGACCTGTCGAAGACGCTGGCGCAGCTGCTCACCGGCGGCACGCTGGCCGGCGGCGGGGCGCTGGCCGGCGGCACCATCGGCGGGGCGAACGCGACGAACAGCATGGCGTCGCAACTGCTGAACCTCATCTTCGGCAACAACCTCGTTTCGTCCCTTCAACCGAAGCCGTAAGAGGGCGCAATGGCATACGGATTCGACCCGGCGATGCTCCTGCAAACGCAGGGGGTGCAGGTTCCCGATCCGGTCAAGCAGTACGCGACCGCGCTGTCGCTGGGCGACCTCGCGCGACGGGGGCAGATGCAGGACATGGAACTTGCGCAGCATAAGCGAGCCATGGACGCGCAGGATGCCTACGACGCGTCGCTGCCCGACCTCGTGCGCTCGGGCTTCACGACCGATTCCATCGTCACCGCGATCAATGCGAACCCGCGCGCGGCGGGGCTGATTCTCAAGGAAAGCGACGCACGCAAGAAAGCGGCGTTGGATCAAGAGAAGACCGGCGCGGAGACGGACAAGACTCGCGCCGAGACGCGCAAGATGGACCTCGCCATGGTCGGCGGCATGGCGCAGTCGATCCTGTCGAATCCGAGCGCGGGACCGCGCGACTTGCAGACGCTCGGCGGCATCATGCAGCGCGTAGGAATCGACCCGCGCGCGTTCGGCGATCCGTCGCAAGACCCGCAGGCATGGTTGCGCGGCGTGGCCGGCTCGTCGATCGACGCCGCGAAGCAGATCGAGCTCGCGCAGGCGGCGGGCCGCGACGCGGAGACGGGACGGCACAACCGCGCCACGGAAACGAACCAGGCCGGCGTGCTCGCGGAGACCGGGCGCCACAACCGCGCCACCGAAGGCATCCAAGGCGGAACGCTGGCCGAGACGCGCCGCCACAACCAGGCGAGCGAAGGGTTACAGGGCGCTGGCAACACGCGCACCGGCGTCATCGAGCTCCGCAAGGAGTTCAATCAGCTGCCCGAAGTGCAGGCGTACAAGGCGGCCGTGCCGATGGTGGAAAGCGCGCGCAACGCGCCGAACACCACGGCGGGCGACCTTGACGTCATCTACGCCGTCGGCAAGGCGCTCGACCCGAACAGCGTGGTGCGCGAGGGCGAGCTCAACCTCGTGCTCAAGACCGGCTCGCCGCTCGAGCGCGTGCTCGGCCAAATGGGCTACATCGTCGGCCAGGGCCGGCTGTCGCCGCAGCAGCGGCAAAAGCTGCTCAACATGCTCGACAACCGCGTCGGCGAGCTCGGCCGCCAGTACGGCGCCGCGCGCACGACGTATGAGAAGGCGGCCGACGCCAACGGGCTGCCGAAGGATCAAATCTTCGTCGACATCCCGCGCGCGGACCCGGCGCGCGCCGCGGTCCTTGGCGGCGGTGCGAGCGGCCCGCTGCAGCCGGCGCCGGCGGGCTCCGGCGTCGACTACGTGTACACGCCGGGGGGCATGCGGTAATGCCGCGCGTCCAAGTGCAAGGCGTGGGCGTCGTGCAGTTCCCCGACGACATGCCGCCCGACCAGATCGCGACCGCTATCGAACGCGACATTCTGCCGCGCGTGGCCACGAACAAGCCCGACGTTGGCGCGGCGCGCAAGCAAATCGCGGAAGAAACCGGCCCGCTCGAATCGGTCGCGATCGGCGCCGGCCGGGTGGTCGACCGCACGCTCGCCGGGGTCAAGCAGGCGATTCTCGGCGGATGGCTGCCGGAGTCCATGCAATTCGGCGATACCAAGGCCAAGCTCGCCGAGTTGAAGGCGACGCAGGACGGGAACAACACCGCGTACCAGGCGCTGCAGGAAGCGCATCCGCTCGCGACGACGGGCGGCGAAATCCTCGCGACGTTGCCGGTGGGCGCAGTCGGCACGGGCTACCGCGCGGCCATGGCGGCCGGCGCGCTGCCGGCGATGCTCGAGTACGGCACCGCGGGCGAAAAGGTGCTTGGCGGGGCCGCCGGGGCCGCCGGTGGGGCTGCTGGTCAGGCGCTCGGGAACCTCGTGGGCAAATTCGTGCGACGCGGCGCCGATGTGCCTCTGGCCGATGCGGAGCGCGCCGCGCTCGTCGATGCGGCACAACGAGCGGGTTACGATCTGCGCCCCGACCAGATCACCGGCAAGACGTGGCAGCGCAACCTAGCGGCGGCGCTGCAGCAGAACCCGGTTACGTCGGGCGCCATGGAATCGCACGCCGCCAAGCAGGCGGCGACGACGGAGCGCCTGGTCGATTCGGCGGTGAATCGCGCGGGCGGCTACATCGACCAGCCGTCGGCGGGCGCCGCGGCGAGCACCGGCATTACCAAGGGGCTAGAAGCGGAAGCGGCCAAGATCAACACGGCGTACAAGGACCTGCTCGCCGGTCGCGACGTGGACATCGAAGCGTTGCGGCCTGTCCTGACGCAGATTCTTGACCAGCAAAAGGCACTCCCGGAGCACCTACAGGGCTCGCCGGCCGTCGAAGGGCTGCGGCAGTTGTTGGGCGATCAGAATTATGCCGCGAAGGCGCGCACGCCATTCGCGCGCCCGGCGCTTGACGAGACGAAGGACGACATCATCACGGCGATCCGCAAGCTCGGCGGGGTGTCGCCCGAGGACGAGGCCGTCGGCTCGCTGGCCAAGGCCAACCCGTTCGCCAACGATCCGCGGCTCGGCCCGGTATGGCGCCGGCCGGCGTTCGCGACGAGCGCGGCCAGCAACACTAGCGCCGGGCACTCGCTTGACCGGATGTCGGAATTGCTGCGCGAGCGCGGCTATCCGGTACAGGGCCCCAACGACGTGATGGACGCCATTGCCGAAGCGGGCATAGGTCGCCCGATCTACTCCGACGCATTTGACCACCGCGCTGCGCAGGCGGCCGAAGATCCGCTTGCGGTCGCAATCGCCGGGCTCAACCAGCGGCTCGACGCCAAGGCTGCGCCGAAGCCCGCAGCGCCCGGCTACCTGCGCGACAACCCCACGGTCGACGGCGAGCTCGCGCAGGACATGCGCAGCGGCTACCGCATCAAGTCCGAGGACGCCTACGCGCGCAGCAAGAACGCCGAGGGCGACGCCTGGCGCGAAATGCGCGACGCGATGGATGGCGTGATTCGCAAGGCATTGCCCTCAGCGGAAAAAGAACAATTCGACGCGATCAACACTCGGTATGGGTTGGGCGTGGCACTCAAGGTGCTGCCGAAGCGCGACCAGCAGACGCTGTTGAAGCAGATCTATCGCGGATTCAACTCCGAGGACGAGTTCGCGGCCTTTATCGCCATGAGCCCGGACAAGGAATTCAAGGAAGTGGCGCGCGGGTTCCTGTCCGATCTGGTCGACCGCGCGCGGGACAAGGCGGGGAACGTGAGCGCGGCGCGCCTCGGGCGCGCGACGCGCGGGGCGGACGACGAGGCGATGCGCCTGCTCGGCGGGGATTCAGCGCGCGAGCTCGCGACGGTCGGCCGGATCGGTGAGACGCTGCTGCCCGATATCGGCAACAGCCAAACGTCGAATCGTGCGGTGTGGCTGCGAGCACTGCAAAACCCGTTGACGCTGGCCGGCGCCGGGCTCGGCGGGGCGGGCGGCAGTGGGGAGGGTGGACCGGGGGCGATCGCCGGGGCCGCGGCGGGCGCGTTCCTGGCTCCCAAGATCGCAAGCAAGGTGTTTTTGTCGGATCTCGCGCAGCGCGCCGCGCTGCGATCGTCCAAGGCTTACAGCGGGGTGCCGGGGTTGCGCGACATCGACCCCAAGATTGCCGAACTGCTGGTCAATCTTCTGCGGGGCTCGAGCGCTGGATTGGGTATGGCCGCTTCGGATTGATCGGCGAGAACAAGGCATCCTCCCACGTTGGGCGCCAGCGGCGCACCGCCCATAGGGCAAGGCTTTTCACCAGCAGGAAGAAAAACGGGGCAATCGCCGCGGCGAGGAAGTAGCGCACCCATCAACCATAGGACGAAAAGAACGCGATGGCAACCTCCCAGTTTGCCTTTCCCCTTGGCGTGCCGATCTTCCGGTGGTTCGACCAGAACGGCGCGCCGGCTGCGTCCTACCAGTTGCAGACGTACGCCGCGAGCACCGCCACGCCGCTCGCCACCTACCCGACGTACGCGGACGCGATCGCGGGCACCAACCCGAACACCAACCCGGTCGTGCTCGACGCGAACGGGGCGGCGCAGGTGTGGGTGCAGGCGGCGTTCTACAAGCTCGTGATGATGCTG